AAATTACTGAACTTCAAGCTGAAAATGAGTCTTTAAAATCTGATTTAAATGAAGCTGTTAAAGAAACTAATGCAACTAATTTATTAAATGCAAAACTTCTTTACTCAAACAAAATTTTCAAGGCTAAAAACTTGAATGAAAATCAAAAAGTAAAAGTATTGAGCTCGTTTGACAAAGCAAATACCACTAAGGAAGCTAAGTTGATATATGAAACTTTAAACGAAGGTTTAAAAGTTAAAAAATCAACTATTAAAGAAAACTTAGGTAGAGCTTCTAAAGCGACAACAATACCAACAACTAAAAAACCAATTGTTGAATCTAACGAAGTATTCGCTAGAATGCAAAAATTGGCAGGTATTAAATAATTTAAAAACTTAAAAACGACAACAAACTATGTCAACAATTAATTCATTACTCGAAAACTCTGCAAATAGTTATAAAAACTTGCAGAGCGATGCTGCTAAAATGGCATCAAAATGGGGTAAAACCGGATTGTTAGAAGGTCTCGGAGGTGAGATTGAGAAAAACAATATGGCGATGATCCTCGAAAACCAAGCTAAACAGCTTGTGACTGAAGCGTCCGCTACCAACCAAGGTGGAGGTTCGTTTACAGCTGGACAAGGTGAGCAATGGGCTGGTGTAGCGCTTCCATTGGTAAGAAAAGTATTTGGATCTTTATCAACTAAAGAATTCATGTCTGTTCAACCAATGAATCTACCTTCAGGTCTT